CATAACCAGTTGCAGTAGATGATGAGAAGTTTCTTTGATTTACAAAAAAGTCACCATTAATTATGTGATTCTTTCCTGCAGCAAAGTTAGTAGATGGGGCTATAAGATTAAGTGTGCCATTGGTGTCATTGATGTCGGATGCACTAAAGACATCACCGTCCACATAGGTGGTTTTTGCTGGGAATCCTACTGCCATAATTGTTTCTCCATAGTCCTATTCTAGTACATCACATCGAGTAATGGCTCTTGCGTGGTTAAAACTGTGTTCCATGTGTTAGGGGTGATGCTGTGGGCTATCCCCTGACATTGAAGGGTCTTGACGATAGTAGTTCCGGAGACATTCGCGTTAGTAATCTCCATTGTGTCAAAATAGTCAAGGTCTAAAGCTGCAACAATTCCAGCCCCATAAGCAAGGGTAATCAGATCAAGGGTAATAGATTCAATGCGGATTGTAGTGTCTTTACGGGTTGTCACATAGGCAGTTGCTAGGGCTAGAGCGTTTGCATCTGTAGTCATGAGCATCTGCTCGGCTGTAATCGAGTGCAGGAAGTATTGGCTAACAGAGGTGGCATCTGAGAAAGTCTGAGCTGTGCCGCCGATGGGTGTAACAGTAGCTTGATTAACAATAGTCTTGTCATCATGGGCAAAGACAATTCCTGCATAGTTAATGTCGGATGATCCAGAGACATTGGAAAACTTAGTAGGTGTTGCAGATTGAGCATCATAAACAAACTGGCGATTCTTAAATACGGCGTTTCCTGCCTTGTCCACATAGAAAGCACCCTGCTCTGTGAACTCGGCTGTCTGGATGGCTGTAAGGCCCGTACGCACCGTTGCAGGGTCAGCCTGACATAATGTGTTGCCTGTCTGAATTGATCTCTGGCTTGTAGGCCAACCGACTGTATTGAGGATCTTATCGATTCTTGTGCCTGTATCTTGACCTGCTGCCGAACCTGTGACGGTGGTCACATTGGAGTTAAACAGTAGCTTGAAGCCATCAGAGCAGATTAGATCGACATAGCCGATTTCCTGATCTTTAGGATAGGTATAGAGATACTCAGTAATGTAACCCTTGAAGATGCCGTAAGTAGTACCGCTATAAGCTGCTGAAATCTGAATAGAGCGTAAAGGTACAAGATTAGGATAATACGGGCTAGATGTATTCTGAGGGTTCCAGTCACCATTCTCATCAATGATGCGGACTGTGGCTGTACCTGATAGATACTTATCCTGAAACAGGTTGCGTTCTTTGCGAGTATCTATCTTAGAAACTTGAGCAGATACATCAACAATGACAGTAGAGCCTGAAGCAAACTCAGCAAAACCCAGACGGCTAGATCCAAGCACAAAGGCTTCACCGAATGATGCTCCACCTGTTAGGTTGATTCGTACAATAGGAGTTGCTGGCAGTGCCATTAGTACACCGTACTGTAATTAACTGGAGTACCTGAAGCTTGTTGTGCGTATAATCCTTGTGTAATGGCAGCTACTAGATCGCGCTCTGTTGTAACTGAGCCTGTGACATTCACATTAACTACAGTGCCAGCACCACCCATAGAACCGCTAGCGCTCATCTGGTTATAGAACCTTGCAGCTTCCGGCCCTTCCATAAATGTACCTGAGTTAGTTGAAGGCAAAGATCCTTTAGGCAATAAAGGACTACCAAAAAGTATTGTCTGATCGGCTGGAGACAGTTTTAGGTACTCATCAATAATGGCTTCAATTTCTGCACCTGTAGAGCCTTTGCCTAATAACTTAGGTGGTGTTTTAGCTATGTTCGCTAACGCTGCTAACTCCATCGCCATTAGCTTCAAAGTCTCAAGCCATGCTGTAAATGGGTTTTCGATGTCGTTAAGACCAATCATGTCAGTACGAAGGGCTGCAAGTTTTTGAGCATTAGCAACCATGCTGTTAGATAGGCGAACAGCCGCGCTTATGTTGCCTTCATTGATGGCAGCTTCTAGGTTGAAAATGTCAGTCTTTAGGTTTAGGCGTGTGCGTTCTTCTTCTGTAAGTTTTCCTTGTGCGGCAGCGGCTAACTGGATACCCTCTTCATCAAAGACCTTCTTGCCTTGGGCAAGGACTAAAGCAGCCTTGTCTAGGACTTCTTGCTTCTTTTTATCTGCTGCAATCTGCTTCTGAGTAGCTGACAGTTTTTTTGCATTAGATAGTTGCTGTGAACCTAGTTTGGTAATCTTTGTATCAGACTTAACCTGAGCCTGCTTAGACATGTGCTCATTCTTATTATAAGCAAGGCGCTCTCGTCTTTCCTTGCCAGCCTTACTAAAGATAATGCCAGTACCAATGTCCTCAAATAAGAAGCCTAAAGCAGAGCCTAAGACTGGGATTGCTTTAACTTCTTTGATAAACAGTGCGATGCCGGTAGTTGTGTCAGAGATGGCTGTTGCTAAGGCCTTCATGTCTGTCACTACATTAGAGATTGATCCACCATCGCTAAGAAGTTTTAATGAGTCAATAAGGCCTGTGCCGATAATCTCGGATGCTTCTGCTGCGCCTGTAGAAAGGATTGCTAATTGGCCAGAAAAAGTCTGTGCCGCAGCTGTGGCTGAGCCAGCAAAGGTATCTGCTAACTGTGTTGTGATTTCCTCAAATGACTTGCTCTTAAGGTCAGCCTTGCTAAGTCCTACGCCTAGACGAGTAAGTGCTGTGTTATTCCCAAGATAAGCACGACTCAAAGCTGTAGTTACTGCATTGACATCCTTGCCAGTTGAGGCCGAAATGTCTAAGGCAAGGTTAAGTAATCTCTGGCTCTCGGCAGAATTTTGTGTGGCTACTGCAAGTCTCTGATAGGCCGGACGAAGTAGATCGTCAAGAATACCGAACTCAGATTGAAGCCTTGCGATGTACTGCTCTGTGCTTGTAACATCTCTAGCAAGGCCAACATTTTCTAGCGCTAAGGCTAATTGCTTCTGGGCCTTCTGGTCATCAGCTGCTGCCTTGATCGATGTCTTTGCATAGTTGAGAACTGCTGCAGTACCAAAGGCTAGGCCAAAGTTTCTGGCTAAATTCTTTACATTCTTTGTAAGTTTATCGGTAGCAGTCTCGGCTTGCTTGAAACCTTTTTTACCTGTGAACTCCGTTGCGATGTCAATGACTACATTTGCCATGATTAACCTCTCACCGTAGCTCGATCATTAAGCCGTCTAGCTGCGCTCTGGATTGCTTCTAATACTGCAACTCTGGCTTTGCCATTGTTCTCATCATAGGCACGATACAAAGCGCGACCACGCATCTTGCCATCGCCACGCATTACCCCACCAGACTTAGCCATTTGATTCTTAACGAATGGACTATCTGGAGTCTTGCGCCCCATTGTTTCGTAGATCGCTCCAGCGGCAGTTTTATTAAACACGCGAGCTAATGATCTGAAACCTCTGCTATTAGGTTTTGATGGTGTTGTCTTATACCCTACGCCTGACTTGACCACTCTAGGATCATAGACTGGAAAGGTTGCCTCTGACATCTGACGAGGTAGCCATCCGCTTAGGACTTGTCCTCGATCTGGCAAGTAACCTTTAGCAGACTTTGTGATTGGCTTAAGTGCTGCGCCGATTTCTTTAGGCAGTTTCTTAGCCAAGTCTGGAGTGAACTCTCTTAATGACTTACGAAGATTAACGGCGCCTTTTACTGTTGCTGGCATCTTTAATCTCCTTTGCTTCATCCTGTAAGCCAATGAGTAACGCATCTAGCATTACTTTGTCTAACTCTAATAAATGTTGTGGCGCGATCCCTAACCTTATGCTTAGCCTAGCAATAAGGTAGGTGAGCGGTAGATCGCGCTTTAAGCTAAAGGGTCGGAGTCCTCGACACTTACTGAGCGTAATGTCTCGATGAAGTCGATCCCAAATGGCTTAACAGATTCACCTGATCTGCGTGTGACTTCCCATGCCAGCCAATAGACATCCGATTGCTTTTCCTCATCGCGGAAAGCCTTATGGAAACCCTTTTTAGCGTACTGTTCAAACGCATACTCCACTGCTGGAGTAATCTCGCCTTCTAATACACTTCCATCTACTCGAACGATCTTTAGTTTTGCCATGTTTAGCCCCTTTGTTTAATTGTTTAGAATGTGCCTGTTGATGCTACTGCAACTGTTGAGTTAGCAGTAAATGTGATTGACTGTGTGCCAATGTCTCCAACAGCACCATTGATGTCTGTTGTGTTATTGACTAGCAAAGATACAGTGTAGAGAGGGTTTGTAGCAGATACTGCTGTTCCCTTTGTCTGTAGGAATACAGCTGTGACTGTAGTTCCCCATGCAGCTTGTAGTGTTGCCAATACATTTGCTGATGCTGTGTCGTTTAGGAAGTCGATTGTTACTGTTGATGACTCTAAGCCTTTTACGAACTTGTGACTTGAGTCACCCATCGCAGTTACTTCTAGTTCATCGAATACTCGGTTGATTGTTACTGCTGTGACATGGTCAGATAGATCGACAGAGTTGATCTTCACGCCCACATTGTTATTTAGAAATACAGCCATGAGATTATTCCTCGTCTTTCTTAGTAGGTGCTGGCTTTGATGCTGGTGCTACCTGCCCGATCTTGATCAGGAAGGCTTCGTTCTCTTTTTCCCACTCGGACATTTTAACTCCAACTCGTAAGGATTGATACGGACATCTCGCAGCTGAGTAGGTCACCCGAAGCAGCATTGAGAATACTAGGTGCGCTTATTGCGCTTACATTATAGGTCAAAGATGATGCAGCGAGCTTAGCAAACACGCCACAGACTGCATCTTCTATCCCGTTAAGGTTTCCCTCATTGTCAAACAAAGGCACAGTAATAATAATCTTAAAGTTAGCCATAGGGCTTATGGTGATGTGTTGATTATTGCTAGGTGTCAGATAAGGATCATCTGGAGACACGATTACAGAGTTAGCCAAGACAGTTGCCGGTGGAAAGGCAAAAGTCTGCCACTTAGTATTATCGACTAATGCTGTGGCTAATGTTGTGCGAAGGGTTGTGACTGCAACTGGCATTATCCCACCATCGATGTTGGTGCAAGTGCGTGTGCGATCAATCCTCGCACCTTAGCGAGAAGCTGTGCGCTCATTCGATAAGGGGAAGGCTGGAAGTCAATGGCGTTAGAACCTGAGAGAGTAGCGGTTCGTGCTTGCCAGATTTCAACAGCGATCATCAAAGCTGCGTTTTGTACTGCTTGATCTAAAGCCCAGTCCACATAAGTATCTGCTGCGACTGTGCCAAAAGGTTGTACTGGATGCTCTACTGCTGGAGTGTTATTGTTGCCAGAAATGTTGTAAGTGATGTTGTAATCGCCTACTCCAGTGAGAGTCTTTGATCCATTATGTTTGCTTCCATTACCAGTAATCGTTACTTGCTGGCCAACATAGAAAACTTTTTCTACCTTGTCTTGAAAGTAGAGTGTGCCTGTAGTTGCTGTGTTGCTATGTGCGATGTTAAATGTTGTGTTAGTCCAGAGCATAGGCAATAGAACTGCATCGGCAGCATCACAAACAGATTCAAGAACTGAATCTGCGTATAGAGTGCCAACACCCAGTGTCGAGCGAAGCTCTGCGACTGTAGTTAATGCCATGATGATCCTTTCTAAAGACTCTAGGGAGTCAGAGGGCTACTGACCCCCTAGAGCGACTTAGTTACCTATTTATTAAGTTAGGTTGAACTTGCGAACACCCTTACCTGACTTAGCCAAGTAGATTGCTAAGTATCCGTAAAGGTTGATCTCGATCTCGCCTGATGTTAGAACATTTACGCGAAGTTGTGTCTGTGGTGATTCCCAGACATAAACAGATGATGGTGCAACCAAGAAGGCTGAGTTATCAACTACGCCTGATGCTGCGATGTTGTGATCAACGATCAAGTCAGTTCCTAGAACTCCACCAACTACAGAAGTTGCAACTGAGTTACCTGATGCGTTCTGTGTTGCGCCTTGTGCTGAGTACAAACTTCTTCCAGTGGTATCGGCGTAGCCGGTGATTGCTGCCCACTGGTCAGTAGAGGCCACTAGCTTGTTAGCAAAGTCTCCGCCTGTACCCTTGTATGCTGCTGCACCTTCTACAGAAATGAATGACTGTAGTCCAGCTGCTGTTGCTGCTGTTGTTGCTGCTGTTGTTCCGTTTGCGATGAAAGCATTTAGAAGTGCTGTATCTGTTGCCTTCTCGTATGCCTTGCGAAGTTCAGCCATCATGAGTTCCATGAACGCAGGTGATGAGCGATCGATTAACTCGAATGATACGCGTTGCAATCCTGAGAACTTGTTGATGTCAACTGTGTCGTATGCAGATGTCATTCCTGTCTCAGATGGTGCTGCACCTTCGTTTGTGTCTGCAACTGTTGGTGCAACATCTGCTGAAGATGCGTTTGTGTACAAGCGAGGAACTGTAAAGCTCATGCCTGAATCAATAAGTGCTGCGCGTGTAGATGCTTCAAATGCTGGACGGCCTGTGAAGGTGTCAGTGATGAATGTATCTAGGTGGCGTGGAAGTGTTAAGCCTGTGTTTGTTGATGTTGAGTCATCTGCTGCGCGTACTGTGCGGCGAGCCTCATCATCACCAAGTGCTGCCTTGATGTTTGCTTCTAGGTATTGCGCTCCTGTAATTGGAGCTGTGCGCTCACGCACGATTGTCGTTGCTGTTACCACAGGTGGACGAGCAGCTTCAACCGCTGCTGCCTCTACTGGTGCTGCAACTGCTTCTGGAGTATTCTCCACAGCTGTCTCGCTTTCTGTTGGGTTTTCTTCTACGACTTCTGGAGTTTCCTCAGCCGCTACATCAATTACTTGAGCAGACTTAAAGGCTGGCTCAGTAACCAATGAAACTTCAAATAGGTTGGCAGCAGATACATGCATAACGCCAGCCTTCATTTTTGACTTAACTACTTCAACACCTACAGACAGACCGCTTTGCAGTCCTTCCTCGGCAAGGATCAAGGCTTCTGTACCACGCTGTGATCGACTGATCTTGAAGCTGGCATAAATGCCATCATCATCTGTTGTAAAAGATGTTGCCTTACCTAAAGGCTGCTTCATGTCGTGTTGGTTAAGTAGTTTGATTGTCTTAGGATCTTCTGGAAGTGCAATAGCACCCTTCTCAAAGACCACTCGGCCTGCCGATGTGTTACCGACTTCGCCTGTACCTGCTGGAACTATCTTGCCTGAGATTGTGCGCTCTTCTACATTGGCAGTTAGTTCAGCAGAGAATGTAAGGATGTTTGTCATTAGATTCCTTCACTTCCGTTTGGTGTTAAATCTTCCATCTCCATCGCCTGTTCAACTGTGATTAGGCCGAGAGATAACATCTTCTCAAGTACTAGCAGTCTTTCCATTGGTTCTGTCTTTAGGAAAGATGAATCAACATCAAAGCGAACAGAGTTTCCTCTAGCTGTAATGTCATCCATGCTTAGACGGTGAGAAATCGCATTTACATAAGGTGCAACACTAAATGAGAAGAATTGCTTGCGCTCATCTAGCACATTTGCATAAGTCATAGAGTTGTTTGCTTCTGCGCTTAGCAAGTAAGCAGGTATGTTGCATAGGCGAGCAATCTCAGTTGCAAGGAACTGTTGTGCTTCGTCATACATCATGTCTTTAGGTGAGAATGAAGACGGAGTGTATTCCAAAGTAGAAGTCAAGTAAGCAGTAGCGCGATTTAATCTAGCGTTCTTCCATGCTGCTAATAATCCTTGAATTTCTTTAGGATCTAAGTCAGCGCCATTATTGCGAATTACTCCAGACGGCATAGGAGTTTGTGAAGCAATTACTGCTGCTTTTCGAAGATCGATTGCAGCTCTGATTGTCTCTGATCCGCGCTCTAAGATTCCTTCATCAAAAGCTTGAAATGTAACAAGTGATCCAATGCCGGACATTGGCACGGCAATAGCATCGATGTAATACTGAGTAATAGTTGTACCGTATAGATCAGTTTCAAAAGTTACTTTAACATTTGGAATCCATTGAAAGCGAGATGGTCGTCCATCCTCTGCATAAACTTCTGTAACTTGCCAGTAAGCCACGCCGTACATAAGTAAAGAATCTACAGTCCATGCCATAGTTACAGAGCGTGGCTGATTGATTGCTGGTTGATCTACCCAGATTGGATTGCCTAATTCTTCACCTGTTGAATTGCGATACAAGTTCATTGGGAGATCGGCTACAACAGAGCTTAGAAGATTTCTGCAGCGAGCGATCGAGGGCACAGACATAGCCTCGTTGCGATTTACGCGAGGCATGATGTAGTTGTAAAGTGAGTTCATGTTCTCGCCCATAATTGTTGGAGCGTATTGCGCCAGAAGCGAGTTAGTTTTCTTCGGAACTTCTGATCTGCTAAAGATACCCATAGACATAAAGGATACCATTTGTCAAGTAATTAGACAAACACTGTCGGCGTGTCTAAGTATAAATCTGAGGCTTAGGTACAGGCAACATCAACTTGCTAACTACCATCGCCAAGCCAATAGGTGCAGAGATGTCTCCAGCAGACTTGCGCTTAATAATACGCCATGCAGAGTCATTGACTTTAGCTGCGCAGTTATTCATCTGTTGAATTAACTCTGTCTGGCCATTATGAACTACTCGATGATTTACCAATCCCTCTAATAAGTCACCACAGGCCTTATAGAACTGTTGGCCGGATACATCCTCGACCATTACACCGCTTGCGCCTAATCGATCGGCTATTGTCTGTGTAGCGTACTTATCAAAGCAGACTAAGCGAGGTTTGTAGATGTCAGCCCATCCTTTAATTGATGCCGCCATCTTTAATTCATCAATGGCTACTTGAGAGCTATAAGTCTCCAAGATTCCGATGCCAATCCGTCCATCTGGCAGAATTTGTCCTGCGACTAGTGAACCGTTGCGCCGAGACGGACTGACATCGAAACCGAATACAGTATAAGCCCCAGCAGTCATTTCTAGTGTGCTATCCGAAGTTTCTTCTAAGATTCCATGAGGCCAAGGGCTTGAAAGGCTGTCAATCCACTGGCAAAGCGTTTCAGTGCGTGTATTTTCAATTGGAGATGTCGCTATTGCTTCTTCAATAGCTTCTTCTGTAATTGTGTAACCCAAAGAAGGATTAGCCATAGCCCAAGCGTTGCGATCTTCGATCTTGCAGTATTGGGGAGCCGAATACTCATAGAAACCGAAAGACTTAGGTGGATACGAGATCG